TTGGTGAGGCCGAATTTGTTGAGGACCTCGACTGGCCCGGCGTGCGTGAGCATCTGCCGCTCGGCGTACACATTCGTACGTTGGGAGATGCTTCCGTCGGTGGAAAGGGTGAGTGCCATAATGCTGAATCCTTCTCAGCATGGCCGCATCACCGCTTGGCAGCGTCTTCGCGTTGTTCCTTTCGCTTCCAGTAGTCCCAATGCCCCTGGTCGTCGCCGCTGCCTTGTGCGGGTTCCGACGATGCGGGCGTGTTGCCGGGAGTGCGAAGCGAGCGGGCCCCTGCGAGTTGACGCTGGCGGCGACTTTGCAGCCGTTCAGTGTCAGGGTTTGCGGGGGCTGGATCGTCGGAAGCGTCCAAGAGGGCTTGCTTGAAGAGGGTCACGAGATACGCGGCCTGGGTGCCGTCGATGATGTCCTGCTGATTGTCGGCGTAGATGTCGCGCAGGGCCCTGGGCTGGTCGTCGATCCATGCGTCGAACACCTCGCGGTTTTTGACGATGGTATCGAAGCCATCCTTGTGCTCGACCTCGAACACCCTGACCTCGGCCGTCACAAGATCGTTGTAACGCCTCTTCCGCTGTTCAAGGTCCGTGGCCTTCTGCGCCTTATCCTCGTCGAGACGCGCGTTGATGGCAGTGATCTCTTCCGCAAGCGGGCCGATCACATCGCCATATTCCTCGCGCGACGCTTCGAGCTTTTCACGCCGTTCCTTCAGGTGGGCATCGTCGGAATCGTCACTCTGCGCCTTTGGATCAGGGGCAGAGGCGATCTGACTCCTCAGTTTCACTATCTCGCGCCGGCCTCCAGCCGCGCGCCCTTTTTCGCTATCCAAGGCTTTCAGCAGGCGCGTGTTCTGCGCCTGGAGGGCCTCAAGATCCTGGCCATCGGTGGAGCCATCTGGACCATCGCCGGTGTCCGTGTCGTCAGAGGGGCTTGGGTCGTCGGGTTTGCCAGGGTCAGGGTCGCCCGCGTCGTCGGCGCCAGCCTTCTTGGTGGCGTCGGCGTCGTCGGCACCGCCTGCGTCGTCCGCATCGGCCTTGGTGGCGTCTGCATCATCCGCGTCGGGGTCGGCGTCCGTCTCCTGGGTCTTGAGTTCGTCCCAAAGCTGCTCATCGGACTTGTCGGCGTCGCTGGCTGAATCATCAGCGGGCGGCGCCACATTGGTCGTGGCGTCAGTCATGTGGTTGCACCTGTGAAAGTTGAGGTCGACGGTCCGAAGCGCCTGCTTCGGCTGGTCTACTCGGCGCCCGGGGTTAGCGGGCGTTCGGGCTGCGCCAGAGGCGGGGCCCTACCGTTCCGCCCTCATCCGTAGAGGGGGGTGGTGGATTCTGTTGCCGGCGCGCGTTGCAGCACCTCCGGCGGCTCGACGGCGGCGATCAGCAGCCGGAGCTCCATGATCTGGCCGCGCAGCATGGCGGTAAAGTCGGGCGCGCTGGGCGCCTCGAGGTGAACCTGCAGCTCGGCGATGCGCGCGTCGATGTGCTTTCTCAGCGCCCGCCAGGTCGGCGAGCCGGGCTCAACCAGGTCGATCATCCGGTGGCCTCATGGTGGTTGTGGTCTGCGGCCTCGTTCAAGAGCCGCGCCAATTCGCGAGCCTCATCGGGGGCCAGGCTGATCCTGCCCCAATGCCAGAGAAGCTCGACATCGTGGTGCTCGCGGCAGACGGTGACTGCGGGCGTGTTGGAGTTGGCCAGTTCAAGCCGCCGCCTTATCATATCGACCCGCCCGAGCTTTCCCCGGTGCGTTCCTTCATCGCGATCTCGGAGGCCACGATGCGCTCCTTGCTCCGGGCCACGACCCCCTCGCCGGCGATCTTGGCGTCAAGTTCGTCGCGCTTCATGTTGAGCGCGGAGGCCACCTTCTCCATCGCGACATCATAGGTCAGGTTGGCGACCTGAAGCCGCGCGTCCCATTCCATCTCGGTGAGCGCGGTCTTGTGGTCCATCTCGTCGCGGCGAAGTTGGAATTCCTGCTCGGCGATTTCCTTCTGGATCGCTGCCGCGGCGCCGGCCGGGTCGACCTTCTCCTCCTGCTCGGCCATCCACTGCTCGTATTCGCGGTCGGTCTTGGTGATCTCGTCGGCTGCGATCATGTGGGCCCGGAAGATATGGCGCAGCAGGTTGCCGTGCTTCAGCATCGGTCCATAGACCGGGTGGTCGCCGAACAGGTTGGCGATCATCAGCAGGTTCTGGGCCTGCATTTCGCGGACCAGGAGCACGCCGGAGCCTCGCGCCTGCACCTCGTAGTCGCCCTTGATCGCGTCCTTCGACGAGAATTGCATGTTCCAGTGGTAGAAGCGGCTCACGAGCGGCTCCGTGATGTCGTCGTCGAAGTTCTTGACGATGCGCCGGAAGGTGACGTTGGCGCTGTTCATCAGGAGCGCCATCCCCTGGGCCGTCTTCGTCACGCCGACGCCCTGCTCGCCTTGGGCGAGCGCCGGCATGGAGGTCACTTCGTCGGCGAGCTTGGCGGCGATCTCGATGATATTGGCGAGCTCGACCTGGTTGCTCGGGATGTCAAAGGTCTCGAACGGCTTGACGCCGGGCTGCGCCTGCGCGGAGTTGCGGAGCCAGACCTTGTGCGGCTCGAGGGTCCAGTTACCGTCCTCGGGCTCGACCTGATCCTTGTTGATGACGATCTGCGGCCCGGTGGAAAGGCCGCTATTGTCCATCATCATGCGGAAGGCGCCGTTCAGCACCGACTGCGGGTGGCGCATGATCCAGGGGATACCGAAGCCGAACACCGTGGTCTCGTCGGGCCGGATGGTGAAGACCGAATACAGCGGATCGTTCGAGTCGAGCGGGTGCAGCGCGAAACTGAGCAGCGTGCCCTGGCAGAACCAGCACCGGGCATGGAGTTCGACCAGCGGATCGATCTCGCCGTCGGGGCCGCCGGGTGAGGCATCGTCGGGGAACGCCTCGAGCAGCGTTTCCATCTCTTCGCTGTCGATCGGCCCGGTGTATTCCCACACCTGGAACTTGTCACGGACATCTCCGTCCGTTTGCCGGTTCAGGGCGTGCAGGTCGACCATGTAGGCGGGGGTGGCGCCGCTATCGGGGCCCACCCTCAGTAGCTCGCGGATCGCGTCCTGGTCCATGTCCGGGCGCCGGGCCAGCTTGCGAAGCCGGGTCTTGTTCATCAGGTGGCGCTCGAAGAACCCTTCCATGTCGGCGACGCGCCGAGTGTCAGGATCGGGGAAGAAGCCCCACGGGTCTACCCGGTGCGCGGCCGGGGCGTTTTTCTCCACCCGCTCGAGGACATAGGCCATCGGTCCTTTGCCCTCGATGGGCTGCTCGACGAACCGCTGCTTGTTGCCCTCGCCGATAATCGGGCCCTTGATCACGCCGATCCCGATCTTGCAGGCGTCCGAGATCACGTCGCGGGCCTCGGACTGGAGCCGGCAGGTCACGAACTGATCGTGGATTTCCTCCTGCATGAGGTCGGCGCGGGCCTTGGCCTCGTTGAGCTTCTCGTGCAGGTCGTCGGCTGCCGCCTGGGCCTCGTTCTCCGCGGTTTCGGCGGCGCGCATCCGCTGCTCGGAGGCCGCGGCGGCCTCGGTGTTCCCCGCGGCCATCTGCTGGGCGGCGTCGGCCTGGGCGACATCGCCCTGGGTGCGGGCCTCATCGACCTTGGCGAGCGCGGCCTCGGCCTGATCGGTGAGCTCGGGGACGGGCGTCGGCGAGATGCCCCAATTCTTGTCGTCGGTCGGGAACAGCAGATCCCAAAGCCGGGCCTCGAGCGCGTCCGTCTTGGTCGCGGTCAAGTTGATGAACACCTGCGAGCCGCCGCTTTTCTTCAGCCGTGCGTAGACCTCATCCGAGTAGCCGCCGTGATATTGCTGGAGATCGTCGATCCATCGCTTCTCGACGGTCAGGCGCTTGCCGACGCGGCGCTGCGCCTCGTCCGTCAGCCGGGCAACGAAGGCACTGAGCCGGTCGCGCAGTTTTTCCTCGGCCCGGGCGTCATGGGAGGAAGCGCCGGCGGGGTCGGGGTTGGTCGTGGTCTCAACCATCAGTATCCAGCCCTCTTGTCTACGGCCTGCCCTGCAGCGGCGTTGCGTCTGCGCTCTGGTGGCTTGACCCGGGCGATCGAGGGCCAGGTCATCACTAGGTAGCGCAGCGCGTCCATCAGGTGATCGAGCTTCTTGACGACCACGACCCTGCCGTCCTTGCCGCGCTCCTCGCGGCGGTAGTTCCGATACTCGACCTGCGTGTTGGCGAGTGTCGTGAAGAGGCGGAGCCGCCCGGTGGCGAGCCGGGACCAGACCTCATCCAGCCCTTCGTCGACAGCGGTGACGGCATTGACCAGGTGAAGCCCGAGCGTCTGATAGGTGACGAAGAGCTGGCGGCCCGCCTCGACCTGGCGCTGGCGGCTCGACGGGTCGATGGCGCCCATGATCCAGTCGCCCCGGGCCTTGATCGCCAGGACGTGGACCGCGGGGATCTGGTGCCCCATGTAGTGCTCGGCGTAGGCGTAGAGCGTGCCGTCGGTCGGGTCTTCAGCGCCCCAGATCGCCGCCGTCCGGTCCCAGCCCACATCGAACCCATACCCGCGCTTCCAGAACGCGGGTATGGCGAAGGGCTTGCACGTCACCTCCTCGAGCGGGATGGGGTAGATCGCACCAGTGCCGAGGGACGGGATGCCCTTTGACCTTGCGTCGCGCAGGTAGGGCGGCATCGATTGCAGCAGATCGCGCTTGGTCTGCTCGTCGAGGTGCGGAACATCATCCCACCCGAGTTGGACGGTATGCTTGCTCTCGGCGGCTTCGGGCATCAGGCGGCCGCTCAGACGCCCCAGAACTCGATTTTCAGGATGCCGGCGGTGTAGGTTGCGGTTGTGCCGGTCCCATCGCCCTGCACCAGATACAGGTATTCGTCGGCCGCGGGGAAGGTGGCGATATTGATCTCATCACCGGCCGCCCAATCGGTGCCGTCGCCCTGGGACTGGAGCAGCTCGGTCTCGTCCAGCGCCGTGATCAGCGTGTCCTCGACCCCGGTTGCCTCGACCGCCGACCAGAGAGCGATATTCGGGTCACCGCCTGCCGGAAGCTCGATGCAGGACATCTTGCCTGCGAAGATGGTGCCGTTCCGGGCCACCGTGATCTGGCCGAGATGGGCCGCGCCGGTGCCGGCGTCTCCGATGATATCGTTATCGGTGGCCTTGGAGTTCAGCCCGGTCACGTCGATCCAGATCGTGGTCTTGATGATCCCGCCGATGCGCTCGACGCTCGTGCCGTAGACGCTCGCGATGCCCACGATGCCGGCACCGCCCTCGACCTCCAGTTTGTGGAGATCATCGATCTCGACAGATCGCACGAAGTCGACCCATCTCAGAAAAGCATCGTGGCCGTTCTTCACGCCCGACACCATGTTGCCGGCGACGAAGCTGCTGCCGTCCGGTAGTTGCCCAAAGTTCTTCATTGTCCGTCTCTCCTTCTGGTTTCAGCTCGTCTCTGGTCTCAGTTCCGGCAGGAAGCTCATCACAACATCGCTCATGCCATCGAGCGGTGTGAACGTCAGCATCATGATGCCGTTGGTGGTCGCGGTGCGGATCAGGCACTCGCCGTAGACATCGAGCGGCGGTTCCTCGTCGAGCCAGATGCCGTGTTGCGACGTGCCCTCGAAGGACGCGCGCCCCTGGTTGTAGCTCTTGAAGCCGAGCACCGACCAGCCGCCGGAGGCGTGGCGGACCTTGATCGTGTCCGCCAGGTCGTTGACACCCTGCTTCCATGTCAGCCCGCCGAGCGCGTGTCCGGGGATGACGCCGGTGCCGTCGAAGCCCTTGCGGCCGTCGCGCGTCACCTGGCCCAGCAGCGTGGCCTGCACGATGTCGCGGGTGGTTTCGTTCGTCCTGCCGACGGCCCACCACTTGACCGGGGCCGTAAACCGGCGCCCCGGCCACCAATGCGGATACCGCCCCGTCAGATGCGCGGCCGTCTCGAAGCCCCCGGCGCCGAGCGTCTTGCCAACACGATTCGCGGCGATCATGCACCGCTCGCGATACTTCGCCCCAGCCTCGAAGAACTCCAGGTGTTTGGCGTACTTGCGCCGCGCGTGGATCATCGAGCCGTCGGGCTGTTCCATGTCCTTATCGGGGAAGAGGCGGTAGAACTGGCTCTGCGACACCAGCCGCTCGAAATTGACGACGGCAGCGATATCGGCGGCGATGTCAGCCATCTGGCGTGGGCCCTTACTCTTTCACGAGCTCCCCGAGCTGATGCAGCGGCAGCGTGATCCCGAGCCGCTTTGCCGCCGCCTTGCCGTCAGAGATGATCTCGGCGGGGCTTTGCACCTTGAGGTTCACGTCGAGGGTCGACTTGTCGTTGAACATCCCGAGGTGGCGGCCGAGGTCGACCAGCGCGCCGCGCTTATCGGACAGCTTGAACTTCACCCGGCGCACATCTCGCTTATCCTCGCCGCGGCCCTCCGTGAAATCCTCGACCGTGACCTCGCCGATCGCCGCCGCCTGCTCGCGGGTCAGATCGGACAGGTCGACATAGGGATCGCCGTCTTTGCCGATCGTGAGGTAGTCCAGCATGTTGGCGAAGCCGATCTTGCCCAGCTCGCGGACCACGGCGTCGGCCTCGATCTCAGTGCGCTTGCCGCGCTCGGCCTGGGCCTTCTGGACGGCCGTCCTCTTCGAGTAGCCGGCGCGTTTTGCAGCTTTGGTGGCATTCAGGTCGACCAGGTATTCCTTGACGAAGCGGTCTTGCCTGTCTGTGAGCTTCCTGGCCATCAGATCAGCGCGCCTTTCGTTTTGGCCATGCGTCTGGAGTTCACCACCAAGAGCGGCGGGCGCATGACCCAGGCGCTGCTTGCCTCCGTGATGGACATCGACACGCTGTCGGTGAGCAGGATCGAGCGAGGCATCAAGGCGCCGCCCGTGCGCTACGTGCGGCTGATGCGAGCCTACATGCGCCATCGCCCCAAAGACTGGCCGAGGTAGTTGGTCGCAGGAGCCGGACTCGAACCGGCGACCTTCGAGATATGAACCCGACGCGCTACCAGACTGCGCCATCCTGCTGCTATGCGGTTTGCTGCTCGTTGTGGGCGGCGAACAGCACCAAGCGCGTTTTCCTGGCCTGCCCTGATGTGAACGCCTTGGGCTTCCGGTCGAAAACCAGTTCCTTGCCGTCCACCCGGTGCCGCTGCGCATCCTTCGCGTTGTCGCTCGCGTCGCCCCAATAGAGGTGCTTCGGATGCACGCAGCCGAGGTGGCCGTTACCGCAATGGTGGAGTGCCCACGTCTTGCCCTCTGGCGGGAGGCCATGGGTAAGCCGGCACATCGCGACCGTCGCCCTCATGCTTTGGTCGTAGAGCCTCACCGCGCCATTGGCCGGGCTGTTTCCGCATGGGAATATCAGGCAGTCGTCGCCGTCGTGGCCAACATTATCTGTCAGGAATTTCAGGCCCGACCCGGCGGGAGATTGCGGCCATGGAAAGAAGATGTTCGGTGCGATGGGCCTGACAAAGCCATCTTTCCAGAGCGGCCTTTCCGCACCCGGAAACCCTACCAGTTCTCTCTGTCATCTTTTCCTATTTTTTCTTTCCCGGTGGGCTTTTTTTCACCCGCCCGGGGGCGCAACGTGCTTGCTATTGCTTGCCGTTGCTGCGATTGGGTCCCGCCGTTGCCCACCTAAAAAGCGGGTCGTGGGGTCATCCGTCAACAGCCATACTATCGAACCACGACAAGATTTTCAAGCGAGATTCTCGTTTTGACCTTTCGACCGAACATCATCATTTCAAACACCGCCTTGTGATCTTCGATCTCGATCACTTGTCCGGTGAACGCCTCGTCGTCCGTTTCCACCATATCGCCTACCTCGAATTCGCGATGGGTCTGCATGTATTTGTGGTGGCTAGGGGCGTTGAACTTGCCGGCATTGTGGCGGAGCATGAAGGCCCGGATGCCTACCCTGTCCGGCTTCCCGTCCTGTCCCTTCACCGTATCGTGGGGGACTTCGTAGGGCCTGCCGTTGAAGCCGATCACCCCGGTTATGATGCGCCGCGGCCGATAGGTCGGCGTGCCCAGACGCTCGAGCCAAACCTGCCCATCGTCTTCTTTTCGGGGCGCGAAGAATTGCGTGAAACAGAAAACGCGCCCCCAGCCGGGGGTCTGGTCCGACATTCCGAGAAAGACATACCGCGGCATCAGCGGCAGCTTGACCTCGCTTTTTTTCATCCTGGCCCGTGCCGCAGCGTTGGTAAATTTCCATTCTTTTGCCACCGGCACGAAGGTCGCGAAGCCCTCCCTCGCCATGACCTTTTGGACCGCAAGCTCCCTCTGCGGCGGCACGCAGAGCACGAACCAGCGATAGGCTCGGCTGTCCAGGCGGCTCATGCTTGCTCTGCCTCTCAGCGCCGCTCTTAGACGGCTACCTTTGAATTTTGCGGATCGGGCGGCCCGCCCATGGGTCCCGACTGGCACGTGGCCCGATCCGCTCGCCACGCGACCGTAAGATCGCGCAGCAATCTCTTGCTGACCTTGCGCAGCGCCCGGTTGTGGGCGTGGCCCAGCTTAAGTTTTGTGGTTTCCCTCTTGCCGGTTTTTTTATCGACATACTCGGCCGTCTTCTCCAGCTCCTCGGCCTTCCACACGTCATAGAGGGCTCGATATGGCCCCGGCTCCGCGCCGTCCTTCATGCCCGCGCTCTGGGCCTTGAACAGCGAATCCATAATGGTCCAGATGACTGAGCGCCTCGACGGGCTGTAGCCATGCTCTATGGCAGCGTCCCCGGCCACCTTGCGCTGGCGCCCACCGTCGATCACCGCCAGCCCGCACCGCTTCCAGACAGCAGATACCGATTTGTATGCCGAGAGGTCGCCGCATTCCCCAATGATGGCGGCGAGGCCGGGGTATCCGAGGCCGGGCGTTTCCTCGACCATGTGCGCGATGGGCAGATCCTTGGCCATGACGATCAGGCGCTTTTCGATGGCCTTGCGAGTTGCCTCCAGCGGCTCGCGAGCCATAAGCAACGGCGCGACGGCTATGGTGGCGACCTCGACAAGTGCGTGGTCCTTTCCGTTCGACAGCGACCGATAGAGCCTGTTCGCTTCCACCTTGTCGCCCATGCACATGCGGCGCAGGATCGCCTTGGACTGCAGGGTCAGCCGGGACATTGCTCGCACCATGTCCTGGCGTAGCCGCCACTGCTCGACGATCTGCTGAATCAAGGGATCGACGAAGCGGGCGTCGGGTGTCTGGGCATCGCTCGGCCTTTGGCCCGCTTCGTCGATCAGGGGGGCGCCTATCGCATGGGCATCGTCTCTGCAATGGCCCCCTTTTTTTGCATGGGGCGTTTGTGCCGCGGGTTTCGGTACGCCAATGGCCCCATGCGCCCCTTTCGGGGATTTCTGCGGATCGGACGTGCGGGTGTTGGATAGCGTCTCCACCATGGTCCGATCCGCTCCGCTGACGCATCTTGTGTGGGTTTCGGACGACCTATGGTCAGCGGTAATTTCAGGGGCGGGCGCTAGCTCTTTGGCATCCGCATCTGGGATGGCCCGCCCCTCACCAGCGCGCGTAGATTGGTATTCGGCACTGCTCTGGCTGGTGTGTTTCTTGCGGCGGGGCGTGGTGGCTCTGGTTTTCGAGGCAGCGATGGCCCCGCCGCTCTGGCTGACGATTGTCTCCTGGTGTTCGGCAGCATGATGGTCAGCCATTTTTTGTCTCCTTTTGCAACTTCTCCAGCGCCGGGTTGTCTAGCGCCTGGGCCACGGTTTGGCCCGCCGGCACCCTGCGCGCGATCCTCAACAGCCAGCGCGACTTGTGCGCCATGTCGGTTGCATGGTCCCGGTAGAACCCCGCCGCAGCGTTCACATCCGCCTTGGTAGCGAAGCGCAGCGCCAGGCCGCCAGGCAGCGGAAAGTCCAGAAGCATCGCGCGGTTTGACCGGATCAAAGCCTCAACCCGCTCTGCCTGTGCCTCGCGGTCCGGGCTGACCCACACCAGGCGCCGAAAATCCGAGACCGTTTTTTGCACCGCATCCATCGCCGCGGAAAGCTCGTAGGGCTCCATGATGGCGGCCATCAGTTCCGGGTCTTGCCGCGCCAGATCAAGGAGCCGTTCAGCCCCTTCGCGATAAGTCGACACGCCCGCCATCGCAGACCGCGCGGCATCGCTGAGATTCACCCGGCTCGGGATTTCAATTTTCACTGGTGCGTTCATCTCGTCCTCTCTCTCGGCGCCTCACAGGCCCAGGGCGCACCCCGTCCTTGTTGCGAGCGCCCCCAGGCCATATTTGGTCATGTTCAGCCTCCCAGGTGCAGGGATGGCAGCGGTAGGGGTTCACGGCGTATCTCTCGATCAGCACGTCGTATTTTCCCGGCAGGGTGTTGGGCCAGCCGCAGGTGCAGGTGATGCGGGCCAGTCCGGCGTCGGTCGGGCAGGGCACCAGCGTCATCCCGCGATCGGCGGCGTTCTGCATGGCGGCCTTGAGGTGGTCAGACATCACCGCCCGGCCTCCGCTGCCTGCTCGGCCGCTGCCCTGGCCTCTTCATCCTCGCGGCGAAGTTCATCCATG